GGTGAGATCGAGTCGCGGATGCAGAGCATCGACAACGAGGTTGGCGTCGGTGTCCTCGACGACACCCAGCGCGCCGAGTGGGACACGCTCACCTCGGAGCGGAACGACCTGAACGCCCGCGTCGCCGACTACGAGAAGCGCCGCGCCGTCCTCGGCACCGCCGCCGACCGCGGCCAGGTCGACGGCCAGCAGATCGACCGCACGTCGCTCGGCGGCCGCTCGAAGAAGAGCCGCCTCCCGGAGAACCTGTGGGAGGTCGAGCAGTACCGCAACAACGCGTCCACCCCGGAGGAGTTCCGCGGCCTGCTGCTCGAGGGCGCGAAGCGCGCCAACGAGATCGGCCTGCTCGCGCACCCCGACGTCGACGACGCGAAGACGAAGGCGCACATCGAGCGGCTCCTCGAGCAGGTCGACACGCCCGACAAGGACCTCGCCCGCCGCATCCTGGTGACCGGCTCGCCGATCTACCAGCGCGCGTTCGGCAAGAGCCTCGTCGGCCAGCTCCTCTCCCCCGAGGAGCAGCGCGCCCTGTCGCTCACGACCACGGCCGGCGGCTACGCCGTCCCGTACGTGCTCGACCCGACGATCATCCTGACGTCGAACGGCCAGGTCAACCCGCTCCGCATGATCTCGCGCGTCGAGACCATCGTCGGGAACGACTGGCGCGGCGTCAGCTCCGCCGGCGTCACCGCCGCGTACGCGGCCGAGGTCACGGAGGCGTCCGACAACGCGCCGACGCTGGCCCAGCCGACCGCGAACGTCGAGAAGGCCCAGGCGTTCATCCCGTTCTCGATCGAGATCGGCGAGGACTGGAGCGGCATGCAGCGGGAGATGGCCCGTCTGCTCCAGGACGCCAAGGACGCGCTCGAGGCCGACAAGTTCCTCACGGGCCTCGGTCACGGGTCGAACCAGCCGCAGGGCCTGCACGTCGGCGCCACCGCCGTCGTCACGTCCGCCGCGACCGCCACGTTCGCCGTCGCCGACCTGTACTCGGTGACGGACGCGCTCCCGTCCCGCTTCCAGGCCGGCGCGTCGATCATCGCGAACCGCAAGCAGTTCTCGCGGATCCGCCAGTTCGACACGGCGGGCGGCGCCTCGCTGTGGACGCAGCTCGGCAACGGCACGCCGTCGCGGCTGCTCGACTACCCGACGTACGAGGCGTCCGGGATGGACTCGGCGTTCACGACCGGCAGCTCGGCCGTGACTGTCGGCGACTTCTCGAACTTCCTCATCGTCGACCGCGTCGGCATGAACATCGAGGTCATCCCGCACCTGTTCGCGACCGCGAACAACCGGCCGAGCGGCCAGCGCGGCCTCTACGCCTACTGGCGCAACACGTCGCAGGTGCTCGCCTGGCAGGCGTTCCGCACCCTCAAGGGCCTCTAGCACGAGACCCTGAACAAGCGTGGGGCGGGCCCGCCAGGTGCCCGCCCCACACCCCACCTGGCACCCAAGCACCGGAGACACCAATGGCGAACTCCACCACCATCGACCCGAACGCTATCTACGTCGCGAACACGACGTTCACGACGATGCTCGACGGTCGCGAGATCACCGTCCACCAGGGCAGCACGCGCGCGCGCGGCTCGCACCCGCTGATCAAGGGCCGCGAGCAGCTCTTCGACCTCCTCACCGTGCAGTACGACGTCGAGCAGGCGTCGGCAGCGCCCGGCGAGCAGCGCGGAGCACGCCGGTGACGAAGATCCTCTGGCACTCCAACAGCCCGTGGACGCCGTCCGGGTACGGCATCCAGACCCGCCTCTTCGCGCCGCGTCTCCAGGCCGCCGGCCACGACGTCGCGCTGTCCTGCTTCTACGGCCTCGAGGGCGGCATCCTCGACTGGAACGGCATGCGCTGCTACCCGACCGACCACACCCGGTTCGGCCGCGCACGCCTCCACGAGCTCGCCGACCACTTCGGCCAGGGCGACCCCGTCCAGGTCATCACCCTGATGGACGTGTGGGCGCTGATCGACGGTGCGCACCGCGGCGAGAACCTCCGCCAGCTGAACCTCGCATCGTGGGTGCCGGTCGACCACGACCCGGTGCCGCCGCGTGTCCTGCAGTTCTTCGAGCTGACCGGCGCCCGGCCGATCGCGATGGCAAGGCACGGCCAGCAGGCCCTCCTGAACGCCGGCCTCGACGCCCGCTACGTCCCGCACGGCGTCGACACCACCGTGTACCGGCCGCTCGACCGGAAGGCCGAGTGCCGCGCGAAGCTCGGCCTTCCCGCCGACGCGTTCGTCGTCGGCATGGTCGCGAACAACCAGGGCAACATGCCGCCCCGCAAGGCGTTCCCGCAGGTCTTCCAGGCGTTCGCCGACCTGCGCCGCCGCCGTCCGGACGCGATGCTGTACCTGCACACCGACATGCTCGGCCACAACCAGGGCCTCAACCTGATCCACCTCGCGAACGCGACCGGCGTTCCGACATCCGCGATCGCGATCGCCGACCAGCGCAAGCTGCACCTCGGCATCACCGACGAGGAGATGTGCCAGACCTACAACGCATTCGACGTCCTCGCCTCACCGTCGTACGGTGAGGGCTTCGGGATACCGATCATCGAAGCGCAGGCGTGCGGCGTCCCCGTCATCGTCAGCGACTGGACGGCGATGACCGAGCTGTGCGGTGCCGGCTGGCTCGTCGACGGCGACTCCTGGTACGACAGCGCGCACGGGTCGTTCTATCTGTGCCCCGCCGTCATCTCGATCGTCGAGGCGTTCGACGCCGCCTACGACCAGGCGGCCGGCATGAAGGAGAAGGCGCGCGCGTTCGCGCTCGACTACGACGCCGAGCTTGTGTTCATGAAGCACTGGCTGCCCCTGATCGACGAGCTGTCTCGGCCCCGCGAGATCGGCCCGCTCACCGTGAAGCCGAACCGCGCCGCACGGCGCGCAGCCGAGAGGAGCGCAGCATGACCGCCAAGGCATCCGTTCCGACGCGTTCCCCGGCCCCGTCATGGCGTGTCGCCCTGACGTTCGACGATGGGCCTTCTGAGTGGACACCGGACGTGCTGGAGGCGCTCGCTGAGGCTGGGGCGAAGGCGACGTTCTTCGTGATCGCCGCCAACGTCAGGCAGCGTCCTGACACGCTCCGGCTGATCGTCGACGCCGGCCACGAGATCGGGAACCACACGTTCACGCACCCGCGCGTCACGACGCTCACCGACGGGCAGGTGTACGAGGAGCTCGCCGAGACGCAGGACATGATCCAGGCGGAGACCGGCGTGCTGCCGACGTTCTGGCGTGCCCCCCACTTCGACGTCGACGACGCGAAGCACCAGGTCGCGGCTTCCCTGAACCTGACGCACGCGGGCCGCACCATCGACCCGTCCGACTGGCAGGCCGGGCCCGCCGAGCGGATCGCCGCCGCCGTCATCGACCAGCTCGCCGACGGCGCGATCGTCGACCTCCACGACGGCATCCCGCCCGGCGGCGGCCTCGGCACCGCCTCGCGCGCCGACACCGTCGCTGCCGTCCGGCTGATCCTCGCCGGCGCTCCCGCAGGTACGGAGTTCGTCACGGTCACCAGCCTGCTCGCGGGTGACGCGTGACCTACACGCTCGACGACGTGACCGCGTGCATCGTGACGCGCGGCGACGTCGACCTGCAGCCGATTCGCGACTCGCTGATCTTCCCGCACGTCATCGTGTGGGACAACAGCAGGCGCCCCGACCACAAGACGTTCGGCCGGTACGCCGCCGCCGTCGAGGCTACGACACCGCTCGTCTACTTCCAGGACGACGACGTCATCGTGTCCGCGGCGGCGCAGCAAGGCCTGCTCGAGCGGAGCAATCCCGGCACGGTCATCTGCAACATGAGCGGCGACCAGCACCTCTGGGAGTACCCGGAGCTGACGTGGGTCGGTGCTGGCGCGATCGTCGACCGCTCCACAGCGCTTGCCGCCGTCACTGGCTGGCAGCGCAGCGAGAGCTTCTACATGGTCGGTTGCGACATCGCACTCAGCCTGTCCAGGCCGGCCGAGCGCCACGACCTCGGCCATGCGTTCCTCGACTACGCCCACGCCGGCAACCGCGTCCACCGCGACGGCAGGTTCGCCGACTGGAAGAGCGCCTGGTACAAGCGCGGCCTCGCGCACGGCCGGTCGGTGGGCGTGAACCGCACGAAGCTGAACCTCGGCTGTGGCGGCTTCCCCCTGGTCGGCTTCCACAACCTCGACAAGGATTTCGGCTGGACATACGAGGACGGTCTCGTCGACTTCGACGACGCCTCCGTCGCGGGCATCACGGTGTCGCACTCGCTGATGTACGTGCAGCTCGACGACTGGCCCGCCGTGTTCGCCGAGTTCGCCCGCGTCCTCGCGCCCCGCGGCGTGATCCGCATCACCGAGGACTCCACCCAGGATCCCGCGAGCGAGCGGTACGGCGGCGACCGCGACGCCGTCACGCTGACAAGCCCGCAGCTTGTCGCCGACCATCTCGCCGCCGCCGGCATGTCGCTCACCCACGTCCAGCCGGACGAAACCAGGTTCACAGACACGTCGCTGATCCAGAACCTGCACGGCGCCCCGCCGAAGGTCTTCCACATCGAGGGCATCCGTGTCTGAGATCCGCATCAGCGTGATCGTCCCCACCATCGGACGGGCGACGCTGCAGGCCGCGATCGACTCGTGCGCCGGCGCCGACGAGATCATCGTGATCTTCGACGACGTCGACTCCGTCGTGCTCACCACGCCGGACGGGTCACGGGTCGTGACAGGAGAGGTCTGCGGTGGCGACCGCGGCTACACGGCTCGCACTCACGGTATCGCCCTCGCAACGGGCACGCATCTCGCGTTCCTGGACGACGACGACGTGTTCACCGAGGACGCCCTCGACGTGATGCGCGAGCACGCCTGCGACCGCCCGGTGATCTTCAGGATGGACGCGTCGACGCGTGGTCTCGGCGTGCTGTGGCGCGACCCCGCGGTGCGCTACTGCAACGTCGGCACCCCGATGTTCCTGATTCCGAACGACCCGGCCCGTCTGGGCGAGTGGCGTGCCCACGAGGACGACCACGGCGGCGACTTCACGTTCATCAAGGGCTGCATCCAGCGGATGGGCGACCCGGTGTTCGTCGACCACGTCACGTGCGTCGTTCGGCCCCGCCCCACGGTAACGATCGTGACGCCCTGGTGGAACCACCAGGAGCTCGCCGACGGCTACCTGCATGCGATCAGCGGCTGCGGCGCCCACGAGGTGCTCGTCGTCGACAACGCCAGCGACCCCGCAATCGACTTCGCCGCGATCCGCTGCGACGACAACATGGGCTTCGGCCGTGCCTGCAACATCGGCCTGAGCGAGGCGACCGGCGACGCCGTGCTGTTCCTCAACAACGACATCGAGTTGATCCGCCACGACTGGCTCGACCGGATCGTCGACCAGCTCGAGCCCGGCGTCCTCGTCGGCGCGAACCTTCGCACCGACCAGCACACCGAGGTCGATGGCGTCCTGTACCCGTACCTCGACGGCTGGTGCCTCGCCGGCATGCGCGACGACCTCGAGCAGCTCGGCGGCTTCGACGAGAGGTACGAGGAGCCCGCGTACTACGGCGATAACGACCTGTGCCTTCGTGCTCGCGCTGCAGGCATGCGGCTACGCGAGGCCACGGTCGGTCTCCGCCACCTCGTCGGCCAGACGGCCACGCCGAGCCCAGAGAAGCAGCGGATCACGCAGGCGAACTACGAGCGGTACGCCGCCGCCGTCCGGACGATCACGCAAGGGGTGAAGGCCTGATGACCGCCGAAGCCCCGTTCATCGTCTCCGGCACCCGCACGACCGGGTACGTGCCGACCCTGCAGGAAGACGGCACGATCGAATGGTCGGCAGCGAGCGCTGTCGTCGCCGACGACTCGGTGACGCCAAACAAGCTGAAGACCGGCGGCACCGACGGCTACGTGCCGTCGAAGAACGGCGCGTCGTGGATCTGGCTCGACCCGGCCACCGCCGCCGACATCGCCTCCGCGGTCAGCGACCACCAGGCCGACACGACGAACGTCCACGGCATCCAGGACACCGACCGCGTGATGTCGTGGCGCGGCGGCTGGCTGAACGACGCGACCTACTACACCGGCGACATCACCTCCTGGAACTACGGCCCGGGTGTCGGCCTGTTCCGCGCCCTGTTCGACAACACGAACAACGAGCCCGGCGCAGGTGACGGCTGGACGCTGATCGAGAGCGCCGGCGGCGACCTCGGCCTGCACGCGGCAGAGGGCGCCGCGAGCGGCGTCCATGGTCTGACCATCGACGACGTCGCGAACGTCGCGTCGCTCAGGTCGCTCGGCACCAGCAGCACGCAGGCTGCAGCCGGCAACGACAGCCGCCTCAGCGACCAGCGCACCCCCACCGACGCGAGCGTCACCGCCGCCAAGGTCGCCTCGTCGCTGAAGCCGTCCGGGTCGGCCGCCACCAGCGACGAGGCGCTGCGCGCCCTCGGCACCACCGCGGGCACCGCGGCCGCCGGCAACGACAGCCGCCTCAGCGACTCGCGCACCCCCACCGGAACGGCTGGCGGCGAGCTGTCGGGCACGTTCCCGAACCCCGGCATCGCCGCGAACCTGAAGCAGGCGAAGCGGCGCAAGATCGCGCTGGCCGCGCAGGGCATCACCGGCGACGCCGTCGGCGACGCGGCGATCTACCTGACCGGCACGAGCCCCGGCACGCAGGTCGAGGTCGGCCGGCTGCTCGGCGCCTGCGACGGCGACGTCATCACCTACGTCATCGTCAAGTTCATCAGCATCACCGGACTCAGCCTCACCAACGCGTACGTCGCCGTGTACGACGGCGTTGTGTCGAGCGCGACACAGCTCGGCGTCAGCGCCGACATCAAGGCGAGCATCGCCACCGGCCTTGTCCGCTTCGCTATCGCCACACCGGCAACGAAGAGCGGCGACGGCCCGATCTACTGCACCGTGAAGCAGGAAGGCGCCACCCTCGCCACGGTCGCCCGTTCCGGTGCCGCGGTCGGCGAGAACGGTGTCGGCGGCGGCGTCGCCAGCAGCGTCTCCCGCACCGGCGTGAGCGGCGCCCCCGCGACGAACGCGAACTTCTCAACCAACGCGAACGGCTGGTACATGGCATGGGCGTAGGACCTGACCTCACCTCCTCCCCGTTCTACGAGGCGTTCGGCGAGAACGCCGCCGAGACGCAGCAGACCCTGACGGAGCTCGCCGGGTCGCTGCCCGAGGTCGACGCGGCCGCGGCCGCATTGCGTGCCGGCCAGCTCACCCCGCAGCAGCGTGACGGCCTGCTCGCCGACATGCTCGACCTCTACCGGAAGATCCTGCAGCTCGTCCTTGGGAGGCCGTCGTGAGCCAGATCGTCGTCGTCCCGGGCGCCACGTTCGAGGCGTGGGCGCAGTTCCCAACCGGCATCACGCTGTACGTCCGCATCCGCGACGGCGCCGGCGGCAACTTCCTCGCGCGCACATCGAGCGGCATCACCGAGGACATCGCCAGCAGCGGCCTGTACCGCAAGAGCTTCACCGCGCCGACGACCGCCGGCCAGTACCAGATCGTCTGGGACGACGGAACGACGTTCGCGACCGAAGAGCTGCTCGTCACCTACTCGGCGCCGACATCATCAGCGACCGGCACCGCCTACGTGACGTCTGCCGATGTGAAGTCGTCGCTGGCCTTGCAGGGCTACACGTTCGCCGACACCGACATCGCTCGCGCGATCCTCGCCGCGTCCCGCGCGATCGACTGGGCGACCGGCCGCAGGTTCTACCTCGACACGGACGCGACGAGCGTGCGCTACTACACGCCCGACAGCCCGAGTCTGCTCGCGATCGACGACCTCGTCACGCTGACGTCGATCCTCGTCGACCAGGACGGCGACGGCACGTTCGAGGAGACGTGGACGGTGAACACCGACTTCGTGCTGACCCCGCTGAACGCCGCCGCCGACAGCGAGCCGTACTGGTGGGTCGAGGTGCGCAATCTCAGCGGCCGCCGGTTCCCCTGCCAGCTCGAGCGGAGCGTGAAGGTGACCGGCCAGTTCGGCTGGCCCTCTGTGCCGTCTGACATTCAGCTCGCGACGAGCATTCTCGCGTCGAAGCTGCTCCGTCGTGTTCGCGAGGCCCCGTTCGGAATCGTCAGCTTCGGTCTCGACCAGGGCAGCGCAATGCGGATCGCCCGCACCGACCCGGACGTCGCCCCGGTCGTCGCGCACTACAACCGCAAGACGTTCTTCCTGTAGCCGATGGCTGACATCACCGACATCCGCGAGGCGATCGCCGAGAACCTCGCCAGCATCAGCGTGCCCGAGTGGGGCGACTTCCAGATCAGCGCGTGGATGCTCGCGCAGCCGACCCCGCCGTGCATCCACGTGTTCCCTGCCGGCACCGACTACGACCTGACGATGCAGCGCGGCGGCGACACATTGCACTTCACGGTGCAGGCGTTCGTGCCGTTCGGTCCCGACCAGGGCATGCAACGGAACCTCGACAAGTTCATCGCGACCAGCGGCGCCACCAGCGTGAAGGCAGCCCTGCAGAGCGACCCCAGCCTTGGCGGCATCGTCGACGACCTGATCGTGAGGTCGTGCAGCGGCTACCGCCAGTACGTGTTCGAGGGACGTCCTCCCTGCCTCGGGGCGGAATGGGCCGTCGACGTCATCACCACATAGAAGGGAGTGAAGAACCATGGCTAAGACGTACATCCGGAACGCGTGGGTGCGCGTGAACAACGTCGACCTGTCCGACCACGTCCGCTCCGTCACCGTGAAGGAGTCGAGCGAGCAGCTCGACGTGACTGCGATGGGCGCGTACGGCAAGGACCGCATTGGAGGTCTCGCCGACGACATGTTCACGATCGAGTTCCTGCAGGACTGGGCGAGCTCGTCGGTCGACCAGACCCTCGCGCCGCTCGCTCACGCTGGCAGCGCGTTCCTCGTCGAGGTCGCGTACAACGGCACGGCGATCACGGCGACGAACCCGAAGTGGTCGGGCACCGTGCTGCTGTTCGACTACTCGCCGCTCGGTAACGCGGTCGGCGAGGTCGCGATCACCAGCATCGATCTGCCCGTCAA